ACTCGATGCCCGCCTCCCTTGCAAGGGACCATGGGGCAAGGCCCGTGCGGTTTCGCGCCATTTAACTTACTGGAAAACCAGTGTTACACTTGCTTGTGCGCTTCCGACGTCAACGTCCATTGCTACTGCAATAGAGACTTGGTTAGAACCAACCACCGGGATTGCAACATCTAGTGCAAAAGGTGAGTTCGTCATGCCGTTGGAGGCCGGTGTTCCGTCTACTCCTTGGCTACCAATGCAAAGTGTCTCCTGTCCGCTTGAAAGTCCATCTCCCGATAGCTGCGCAGCGAAAGTAGCTGCACCATTGGTTGCGCTGTCAGTTGAGATTGAGGCAATTATGCCCACAATCTGTCCAGCTCCTGCTGGAACTTGTATGCTTGCTGTGGTGCTTTGACCGTAGAGACTGGTTAATGCTGTAAAGCTGTCTGCTGCGGTGATTGCGCCCTCTCTAGTTCGATAAAATGCCATAATGTCCTCAGGCCCTCAATGCGACGGGGCCTATTTTGCCAAGTATTGTGGAACCGTTTCCTGCAAAGCTACGTGCTATTAATTTCATTGCAAGAGCTCCAGCTCCAATTGTAACCATTGCCCTCTGGTTTGTCTTAAAAGCATTGGTTAAAGTGTCTAATCCGCCTTTTACATTTCCTTTTAGGAAAGCCTGCGCCGCGGTTCCTGCATTAGCGGCATCTAAAAATGCCAAGCCCGCGCCTGTTTCAATTAAATTAACGTTAAACGTCTTTTTCGCTTTACGTCTTCGTGTGGTTCTTCGTCTAGGTGCCATGTGTCTCCAAGTGGGGCGGCCCTCGAGACGCCCAACAATCCTTATTTAGTTCTATTATATAAACTTTCGTGGTGCTTAGTTTGATACATCCCGCACTGGTTACAATGGTGCGTTCGTTTAAAGTTATAATGTGTTTTTCCTCTTGAGTCAGTGCATTCGCAAGCCCACATTTTAGTATAACGAAACTTTTCAGTCTCCTGTTTAACTATTTGGCGCACCCATTCGTTAAACGATATCTCCTTATAATGACAAATCCGCTTAGCTAACATGAACCAATTAGATGCCGTAGGGAACTTTAACGCAACCTGCTTTAATTTGCCCCCATAATGCGGATGCCTACCCGAGCTTAGACTACCCATTATTTCCAACTCCAGTTGCAATCATGACAGCCGTTACTTGTACACTTTCCTGAAACACAATCTTTAGCTAAGTGTACATGTTCACTATTACATTGAGGGCATTTACTCATTTTTCAAACTCCAACTTTTCCGGAAACGCTAAAAGTTCTGCTTTGGTTATAATTTCCAGAATCCATGCTTCGTCGGACTCTGGCAGTTCTTGCGCTCTCATTGTATTAAACCCCATTAAGGTTGTTTGCAAAGCAATAGCTTCGCGAAGCCGTACTAGTTCTTCCCATATGTTCCTGTCGTATAGACTCAATTTCTCACCAGTTAACCCAACAGATAGGGGTATATAATATATACTGTATATACTAAAAATAACAAATAAGGCTAGCACCCAAACACAAAAAGTATATACTTAACTAGAAATAGAGTCCGTCATACCTATTATTCTTAGTATATATTTTATTATTATTATATTATATTATATGTTTTGCGCTACTTTAACCCTAATTTAGGGCCTTCTTTTTGGTTTTCGGAGACGTTACTCCCGGAGTTTTGACCCATAAATTGGTCTAGACCCCCCCTTTTCATGAGGTATTCGGCCACAAATCCAAGAATTGGGTTATCCCTTGTCACTGCTTTTATGGTTGCTTGGCCAGTGGCTTGGTCCATTTTTTTACTGGCCGCTCCTAAAGAACCAAAAAAAGAAGATTGGAAAGCTTCCAGCTTTTCATGCATCCGGTCATCAATTTCGTTAACTATTGGGTCTAGTGCCTCAAGTAGCATTTCGTCGGACTCGGGTCCGCGGATGTATTCCACCCAAGCGTCACGGCTTAACCCTGCGATGTAATGAGATAAGAAGAAATAGAATATACTCCAGAAAACAGCAAGTCCTATAAGTTCGAGGGCGGTAATTTCCATATCTAAGTAAACGCTGCTACGTATTTGTAATAATCATCGGCAGTTTTGCCGGGATTGCCTTTTAACCATTTAGACATAGACATAATTGCCCCTTTTTCACCCACTCCAGCAACATATAGCTTGCCAGCCTCTTCGCTGGTAAGGGTTGGAAGTGTGATAGGTTGCGCAAAATGGACGGGGACCCGCGGAGCTGGTGAGAGGACTCCGGAGTCCTTTAAGAGTGCTAAAAACGGAATCAAAGCAGATAAATTCATTTTCGCACGCCTGCCAGTATTCCCCCCGGAATTGAAATATCGGGAAGGTCTAAATTTTGAGTGGCTGTTACTAGCCAGTTAATGGGGTCTGTTATCAATTCCTTAGAAGCCTTCTTTTTAGCTCCCTTAATACCTTCTTGCAGTTCGTGCGATAAATTAAAACCCTCTTCAATTAAACCGTCAACTAATTTTTCTCCTTCTTTAAGTGCCAAATATGTGGCAATAAATCCGCCAAGCACTATGGGCGTATTTGAATTGCCTAAAAAGTTTTCAATATAGTTGCCGCGCCTCTCCCGTCCGAAGTGCTCATCTACAGCGTCCTTTTGCGCCTTGGTTACCTTCTTTAGGACAAAACCATCCGGAATCAATACGTAAGCCATTAACGTCTCTTCTTGCGCCGGTAGGCCACGCCCATTTTTTTGAGATTTAACTTGCCGTCGCGATATCTGAATTCCTTTTTCCTGCTGTTAGCCTTAACGAACTTCTGCCATGCTGATAGTTTACGCTTAGGTTTTCTTCTAGCTACTGGCGTGACGGGGTATTCTTGACGTGTGATAATCTCTTCACTTGTCATAGTGGCGTTATATCCATCCCTAAAACCCATAGCGTAATACTCACGTTCTCTCTTTGTGGGCACTATACAAGCCTCATATATGCGGTTTCAATAGTAGAAGCGCCACCACTGTTATTAACAATCTTAAATTGCAATAGTTTTTGGTCTTTTAGATTTTGTCCTATAAATAATATATTCCACACATCGGCTGTTAGGGATTCGGCAGTGTCAAAGAGCAAATCGCTTGCTACTTGCCCGCCGGCTCTATTACCCCTTAATCCTGCTGCAGCATCAACGGGTTTTAAATTAGCGAAACTAACATCAGCCGGTCCCATAACTGCTTGTATTGAACAGTTACCGGCGTTAGTGGGTTTTATTGCAATGAATATATCATTGTAACCGGTCATGTCTAAAGGCCATGAGCCGTCTGGATTTTGTGACGGCGTTATGATAGTCCCGCCGTTACCCACAGACTCATCTACTTGAAAAGCTCTAAACTCCTTATCATTGCTTTTAGCTCCTTTCCAGTCTCCTTTTTCATCTACAAAACCCGTGTTAAGCGTGGGTTGTACATACTGCGGAACCTCTATCCTGCCGTCAACTGTTGCGGACTCGATGCCCGCCTCCCTTGCAAGGGACCATGGGGCAAGGCCCGTGCGGTTTCGCGCCATTTAACTTACTGGAAAACCAGTGTTACACTTGCTTGTGCGCTTCCGACGTCAACGTCCATTGCTACTGCAATAGAGACTTGGTT